GCCAAGCGGAAGACCAAGACTACAAATATTTAATAGCTGTCCCAGCCTGATACGCGAACTTCAAAGTATTCCTCTGGATAAGTCGAACCCAGAAGACGTTGATACTCATGCGCCTGACCATGCCTACGATGCTTTAAGGTATCTGATCATGTCTAGGCCAAGAATCAACGATCCTCTAAGCCAGTTGAGGAATATACGCCTCGAACAGGCTTATACGCCCTCAGATGCAGTATTTGGATATTAATATGACGGAATTTAAGTTTACAGAAAATAAGAAGAGGCCACTTAGTTTACAAAATAGCTTTGGAAATGTACAAGCCTTAGATTTGTCTGGAAGCTGGCAAGCAAACACTACAAATAAAAAGGCAAACGTAGCCGTTACTGGAAAGAAAGGTACTGTAAAGAACGTTTCTGCAAGCTATAACAGCGGTAAGGGGTTCAGGGCTTCGGTTTCTAAAAATTTAGGGGCCGGAACCTTTGCGAACATTAGCAAACAACGTGGGCCGAACATATTTTCTGCTAATGCTTCTAGGCCGAAAGGCGGTGGTACTCATTATGGTATTAAATATACCCGCATATTAGGAAAAAAATAGGTATGGCAGAAGAAAACGAGAACAATTTAACAGCTAACAGTGTATACTTCAAAGAGGTGGAGGATGAAACAGGTCTTCAGCTAACCCTAGAAGAAACCTTAAGGAAAAACCTAGTAGGTCTTATAACAGACCGTTATGATTCTGCTGTTAGAGCAAGAAACCTCGACGAATCTAGATGGCTCACAGCCTATCATAACTATCGGGGCTTATATGCCAAGAGTGTGCACTTCAGAGAGTCTGAAAAGTCCAGAGTATTCGTTAAAGTTACAAAAACTAAGGTGCTTGCAGCCTTTGGACAACTAGTAGATGTTATATTCGGAGCTAACAAGTTCCCTATAGGCATATCAGAGACTAAAATTCCTGAAGGTATCTCAGAGTATGCTCATTTAGATACCCAGAACCCTAATCCGGGCTTAGAAACTTCAGAACCTCAGGAAGGAGAAGAAGGGACTACAGAAACCGAAGCAACAGAGGAGTCCCCCTATGATGTTGGTTACGAAGGTGACGGGCGTGTACTTAAGGCGGGAGCGACCTACAACCAAGGAAAGTTTTCAGTTGTATCTACAGAGACTGAAGCAGAAGAAGGTGGACACCTTACAGAAGGGCCAAGCACAAATCCAACATCTCCGCAGGTTAGCCCCGCTAAAGAAGCAGCAAGAAGGCTGGAGAAGTTAATACATGATCAAATTGAAGAATCAAGTGGTGCTAGTGAAATTCGTAATGCTCTCTTTGAGTCTGCTTTATTCGGTACAGGCATTATAAAAGGCCCATTCAACTTTAACAAGACTTTAAATAGATGGGAAGATGACGAAGAAGGCACAAGAGTTTACAAACCTATAGATGTTAGGGTTCCTCGTATAGAATTCGTAAGCATATGGGATTTCTTTCCAGATCCTAACGCTACTAACATCAACGAGTGTGAATATGTCTTTCATAGGCATAAGATGAACAGAACTAAGATACGATCCTTAGCTAAAATGCCCTATTTTAACAAAGATGCCATAAGAGAAGCCCTAGCAATGGGTTCTAACTATGAGGAAAAGGGATATGAACAAGAATTAAAAGATGACCACCGTTCAGAGGACTACGGTGCAGGACAATTTGAGGTTTTAGAGTACTGGGGCGTAATGGATGCCGAATATGCTCGTCAAGTAGGTATGGAAGTGCCAGATGAAGTAGATGACCTTGATGAAGTGCAGATAAATGCGTGGATATGCAATAAACAAGTGCTAAGAAGTGTAGTAAATCCCTTTACACCCTTTAGATTACCATATCATTCCTTCCCTTACGAGCGAAATCCCTATAGTTTCTTTGGTATTGGCGTAGCAGAAAACATGGACGATTCCCAAAAGATAATGAACGGTCATGCAAGGATGGCAATAGACAATTTAGCTATGTCAGGCTCTCTTGTCTTTGACGTAGACGAAACTGCCTTAGTAGGTGGTCAAAGCATGGAGATATATCCGGGTAAGATATTCAGAAGGCAAGCAGGAATGCCGGGGCAAGCAATAAATGGCTTGAAGTTCCCTAATACCTCGCAAGAAAACATGATGATGTTTGATAAGTTCAGGCAATTAGCAGACGAACAGACAGGTATACCAAGTTATTCGCACGGTCAAACAGGCGTACAGAGCATGACAAGAACCGCTTCAGGCATGTCAATGCTTCTAGGTGCTGCCTCTTTAAATATTAAAACAGTCATAAAGAATTTAGACGATTTCCTTTTAAAGCCTTTAGGAGAGTCTTACTTTCAGTGGAATATGCAGTTCCTTGAAGCTAAAGTAGACGTTCAAGGAGACTTAGAAGTAAAAGCCACGGGTACAAACAGCTTAATGCAGAAAGAAGTAAGGTCACAGCGTTTAACCACCTTCTTACAGACTGCACAGAATCCAGCTATTGCACCTTTCATTAAAATGAACAAGCTAATTGGTGAGCTTGCTTACAGTCTTGATTTAGATCCTGATGAACTAATGAACGACCCTGAAGAAGCAGCTATCATGGCACAAATAATAGGACTTCAAAATAATGCTGGACAAACAACTGGCCCGGAAGCTGGCCCCACTGGTCAACAACCCGGAGGCATGGGAACCCCTGAAGGAGTACCTCCAGACGCTCAAGGACTTGGAGCTACAGGTACTGGCGGTGGCAACGTCGGAACTGGAGCTGTACCGCAGCCAGGGGAGGCTGAATTCTCTGGTACGCCTAGAGCAGTTGAAGGATAACATTAAAGAAGCTATGGAGAGGAAAGATAATGGCTGAAAATACAATGTCTTCAAAAGATCGCAAAAGGGCAGAAGAATTTCGCCAAAAGCTTATAGATAGGCAGCAGCCTAGTGTCTCTCCTACGAAGGATGAGGCTTCTATTATACGACAATCTATCGATAGAATCAATAAGCTGGCTCCAGAAGAATTACTCGAACTGAAACAGGCTGAAGAAGATGCTGCAATGGATAAAAATATGCTAAGAGCTATCGATAGACATACTTCAGCCGAAGGAGGCCAATCACTATTAAACTCTAGAGAGGGCTATGGCCCAGGTGGTTTAGTAATTTCTTTACTTACAAAAGCATTAGGTAAATCAGTTAAGGCGGGTAAAGCACCAAGCAGAAAACAAGTTAAAAAGGCTGTTGATGAAGTTAAAAAAGAAAACCCTAACTTACAAGAAGAGATAGCTGACGATATACAAGAGATAAAAGATTTAAGATACGCTGAAAATTACGGTGTTGGCGGTGGTGGTAAACGTGATGTAGATTCAATGATTACAAGCCTTTTACGAGGTGATACTGAAAGCATTGCTATGACCTCAGTTCCTTTAAAAGCTACTAAAACTTATAAAAAAGGACAGATGAAAGGAGCGATTGCAGGGGCTGTGGCTTCGTTTGGAGGAATGGAAGCTTACAACGCACTTACTAAAAAGGAAAAAAGTGAATTTGAGAAAGCCTTTAGTGCAGCCCATAATGCGGGTGAAGAATTTTTTATGTTTAAAGGTTCAGAATATACCACCGATGTACGAAAAGGAAAAGCCGAAGGAGGCCCATCAATGCTAGTACCACCTGAAATGGAAGAAACAGAAGAAGAAGAAATACCATTAGATACTTATACACCTGAAGAACAAGCAACAGCAGAACAAGTACCTGATGAAGAAATGGAAGATGACCATTTAGATTTTGTCTTAGGCGAAACCTTAGATGAATCAGAACAAGAATATTTAATGAATGCTTTAGAATCAGACCCAAAACTTAACGATATTTTCGATAAGGTAATAACGTCTGCTTCTGAGTTTTCTGGGGCTGGCGAAGTTGAAGGCCCCGGAACTGGTGTATCAGACTCGATCCCGGCAAGACTGTCGGACGGAGAGTTTGTAGTCACCGAAGAAGCCACCGATGAGATTGGCGCAGATAATCTTCAAAAAATGATGGATGATGCTGAACGTGAATCAGAAAGAAACGGTGGTAAAGTGAGATATGCAGGAGGAGGTTTACTTGATGACCCTACTGACCCTTATGGGGATGGAAGGGGCGATCCTTTAGCAGAAGATGATGATGAAGAAATTCATCGCTCTATGCTAGGTGCTAATCAAATGCCTAGTCTTGTAGGATCTCGAAGATAGGAAAACACAAATATATACGGCTACCTTGTATCACACAAGCCCCAAAATTTTTAAAAGACGTTTTAAATTGGCTACCTTGAACAAGATCACACAAGCCCCGTAGAAAAGGAGAGTATTTTATGTCCGAACAATATGTGGAGGAGGAAGAAAAACAAGAAGTACCGAACCCTTATAATAGAAAGAAGGCTTGGCATAAGCCCGATGGCCCTAAACGTGCAGACGCAGATGGCCTCTATTATGAAGAGGATGAGGACGAAGACCGCCCCCAAAAGAAGGCCACCCGCAAACGTAAAAAGAAAGCGGCCCCTAATGATGATAATGACCAAAACACTAACTATAAAAAGAGGTACGACGATTTAAAGAAACATTATGACTCTAAACTTTCTGAGTTTAAAAGGAGAGAACAAGAACTTATTGAGGACGCAAGAGAATCTGAACCAGATTATCAAGCTCCAAAATCTCAAGAAGAACTTGAAATGTTTAGACAGAACTATCCCGATCTGTACGATACGGTAGAAACTGTAGCACACATGCGCAGTCAGCAGGAAGTAGAAGCTTTAAAAGGAAAGCTCTCGTTCATAGAACAAAGAGAAGCTGAAATTGCAAGGCGAGAAGCTGAATCTGCGCTTCATGAACGCCATCCAGACTTCGAAGAGATTCGAGGAAACGATGGCTTCCACGAGTGGGCTAAAGAGCAACCGAATCAAATACAAGGTTGGATCTATGATAATCCTGATGATGTAACTTTGGCCGTTAAAGCCTTAGATCTTTATAAGTTAGAAACTGGACAAGGACAGCAAAGAACTCAAAAGAACCGTTCAGATCAAAGGCGACGTAAAACATCGTCATCCGCAGCAGATATTGTCTCAACCAAGACAACCTCTGTAGATGCACGACAGCCTCGTGTCTGGACAGAAAGTGAAATTGCGAAGATGTCCCTAGATCAGTTTGATAAGCACGAAGAGGATATTCGTGAAGCTATTTCTGAAGGGAGAGTTCGTAAAGGATAATCTTTTCTACTTATTATTAGGAGTAATTTAATATGGCTTATAACCAAAGTGATCAATTTTTTGAACCCTCGACAGATACGGATGCCAACTTCGGTAATTCGGTATCTGGACAGACTAACTCGTTTTTCCTGCCCAAGGTATATTCAAAGCAGGTACTCAACTTCTTCCGTAAGGCTTCTGTAGTTGAAGCTATTACCAATACGGATTATGCTGGTGAGATATCTGGTTTTGGAGATACGGTCAGGATCATCAAAGAACCAACCATTACTGTTTATCAGTATGAGCGTGGGCAAAATGTAACGCAGTCTAAACTGACTGATCAGGAGATCAGCTTAATCGTTGATACTGCCAACGCATTCAAGTTCATCGTTGATGATATTGAAACGAATATGTCACACGTTAACTTTCGTGACGTAGCAACCTCTTCAGCAGCTTACGCTTTGCGTGATGCTTTTGATGCAGGTGTTATTGCCGCAATGATTGCAGGTGTCTCTGCTGCTAGTCCTAACCATATTCTTGGTTCTGACAACGCAACAGACCTTGCTGCTGGTACTTTCGACGGTACTGGTAATCTTGACATTGGATTTGGCTCTTCTGAGCACGACCCAATTGATGTTCTTTCTCACATGGCTCGTCTGCTTGACGAATCTAATGTGCCGGAAGAAGGTCGTTGGTTTGTAGCAAATCCAGAGTTCTATGAAGTTCTTGTACAAAGTTCTTCTAAACTCTTATCAGTAGATTACAATGCTGGTCAAGGCTCTATCCGTAATGGACTAGTAAGCTCTGGCAAGCTGCGTGGTTTTGATATGTACAAGACCAATAACATAGCGTCAACTAGTAATGCTGCTGGTCAGTGTATTGGAGGACATATGTCTTCTACTGCTACTGCTCAAACGATTACTAGCACTGAAGTTATCCGTGATCCCGACAGCTTTGGCGACATTGTACGAGGACTCCATGTATATGGGGCCAAAGTACTGCGCGACGATGCTCTTGTGTCAGCGTTCTACGGAATTGACTAAAAAAGAAATATGGGAACGGGGGAGTCTATAAACGGCTCCCCTTGAACCTTACTCATTTAAATAATTGATAAGAGGAAAAGAATATGACAATCGTAAATATTAGAGACACTGGACGTAATTCAGCAAAGACGAGTGATGTCCGTGAACTCGCTGAAAAAGTTCAGAAGCCCTCTGATACAGAGGCAATTACAGCGGCAAATACTATTACTGCTGCTGAGTCTGGTACTCGTTTCGTTATGAATACAGCAACTGCTCGAATCCAAACTTTACCAACTCCTGCCGCAGGGCTTGAGTATTGGTTTTATGTTGGCGCTACAGAACCCACAGGTACTCATACTATTGTAACAGCTTCAAGTGCTAACATCATCGTAGGCAATGTTTCTTCACCGGAAGATGCCGCAGGTGCTGTAGCGACTGTTACAGATGCAGATACTATCTCATTAGTAGCAAGTAAAGCTGTTCATGGTGATTATGTCCATGTATGGTCTGACGGTACTAACTGGTATCTTGATGGTATGTGTAAAGTACAAGACGGTATTACAACTACTCAGGCTAGTTAATAAATGCCACAGATAGGAAGCGAAGAGAAGCCCGTGATGTTTCGGCAAGCAATTGTCTCTAAAGACAGTCGCTTCAGGAAGGGGTTTGATAAAGCTAAGTACGATACAAACTATGATCTCATCTTTAGAAATAAAGGTGATTCTGAGCTTGATATGGCCCGTTTAAAATCTAAAACATTTAGCAGCGAACAGGACTAATATACTATGCACATATTAAGTTTTAAAAGTGTACAGGACATGGAAAAGGCATGTGCTTGTAAAAATAAGAAACGATGAGAGTAGAGGCTCCTAAAGGCTATCATTGGATGAAATCTGGAAAGTCCTTCAAACTTATGAAGGATTCTAAAGAAGGCTACAAGTCCCATAAAGGTTCTACTAAAACTGCAAACTTTAAGGTTGGAAAGAAATAACAATGGCTACTACTTATTTAACATTGACTAATGAGCTTTTAAGAGAGTTGAACGAGGTAGCTTTAACTTCTGCAACCTTTGCT